TGACGGACACAGTGAGGTCATCAACATTGTAGCCCTCTCTGAAGAGGATGCTCTAGGCCGAGCACAGCAGCACCACCTTCGAGGATGGGATGATAAGTTTGAGGATGTTCAAGAGGTTCAGTTCAAGGCTATTGACCTGTGGAACCGTTTATGGGAGAATGCAGTCAAGTCTGGTGAGCCGGGTATCTTCAACCTGTCGCTGACCAACCGATACACCAACATGTCCTACTTCCTTCGAATGAACGCCACTAACCCTTGTGGTGAGATTCCGTTGGACTCGTATGCGAACTGCTGTCTTGGTCACGTTAACCTCTCCAACATGGTGAACGAGGAAGGCGACGATCTTGATTGGAACCGTCTTGCTAGGACTATTCGCACGGGTATTCGATTCCTCGACAACACGCTCACTGCAAACCACTACCCGATTGAGGAGTGTAAGATTGCAGGTGATCGTTCGCGTCGTATTGGTTTGGGCACAATGGGTCTGCACCATATGCTCATCAAGCTTGGTATCAAGTATGGTACGGACAAGTGCATCGAGTTTATCGATCGACTCTACACTACAATTCGTAACGAGTCTTACCTTGCGTCGGTCTACATCGCTCGTGAGCGGGGTTCGTTCCCTGAGTTCAATGCTCGCAAGTATCTGAACGAAGAGTTCGCCAAGACCCTCCCGGCTCGTATTCGAATGCTGATCAAAGAGCATGGTATTCGTAACGCTGTGATGCTCACGGCTGCTCCTACGGGCACGATCTCTATGGTTCATGGAGCCTCGACTGGTATTGAGCCTATCTTCGCCCCAATGTACAACCGTCGTTACCGTGAAGGCAACACCTGGAAGTCTACTCTTGTTCTTGATCCTCTGTTCAAGGAAGAGTTGATGAAGGGTAGTAATGGTCGCCATATTGTAGGGTCGTATGATATTACTCCTGAGCAACACATGGCTGTTCAAGCCTGCATTCAGAAGTATGTCGATAACGCGATCAGCAAGACCATCAACCTACCTAATGATGCAAGCCATGAGGTTGTCTCTAAGATGGCTCTTAAGTATGCTCCGTATCTCAAGGGTATGACGGTCTATCGCGCAGGCTCGAAGGGTATGGAACCCCTGGAAGCCCTCTCACCGACTGAAGAGAACATCGCTAAGGCTAAAGAGCTTATTGCTACCGAACAAGCCGAAACTGAAATGGCGGTCGAAGCCTGTAAGATTGGCGGGGAGTGCGGAGCTTAATGACACGCCCTGCAAAATTAGAAACTTACAAGTGTGGCGATTGCAAAGCTAAGACCTCCTTCTTTGTGGAACGTTGTGATGAGACAGATCAGTTCTACTATGAAAAGAAGGTGGGCGAAAAGATCCATGAAGATGATGTTCCGACGCACGATGGCTCGGAACATCATTCCTACCATCCAGACTGGCAAGGGGATTCAACATACTGGCACAGGTATGAAAAAGAATGGTCGATGGACTACATTGACGTTATTGAATGCCCTTGCTGTGGAGGTGCGGCTTCTCGCCTTGTTAACGGCTCTCCAACAATTAAGCACGGTAGGAACTCTTATCAGGCTTTAAAGGAAAGACAAAGATACCACCACTATGGCATGGATAAGAAGCAAGGTGACAAGTTCTTAGAGGAGTCAATCGAAGCTTCTAAGAAACGAAGAAAATCTGGTGGACAGCACTACGCCAAGATGGTGCCTAACTATGAGGTCCTAGCCAAGGAGGGGGCCTGCCGTAAACTGTCCGACAAGGAAGTCGCAGAAAAAAGAGAAGGCATCAAGCAAGTAAACAGAGCCCTTACCAAGGATAGCACCCTTGGAAGAGGAGCAAAGAATAAGAAATCCTGAATCCTGTAAACCCCGAACCTATCATACAGAATGCCCTACCACATTTCAGACAACACCAAGCGTGGTTGTTTGTATCTTCTCAAGAAGGACGTTGAGTTCTTCTCTGAGATCGTTCCTCTCCTGAAGCCTGAATATTTCGACTTCCCTGCTTACAAGAATGTTTTCTTGGGTGTTCGGAACTACTATGAAAAGTATCAGAAGCTTCCATCCGATACGATTCTACCTGATTACATTAATGCTAATGTTTCAGGAGCTTCGGATCTTGGTGTAGACTATGAGAACACTTTGGCCGAGATTAACACGATTGATAAGTCGTGCCTGGGTGATCGTGAGTTCCTGCTTGATACCGTCGAGGTCTTTGCTCGAAACAAGTCCATGGAGCAGGCAGTTAGGAAGGCTATTGTCATCCTGAATGAGGAGGGAGACATTGCTGAAGTTGAGGAGCTTGTTAAGGATGCCCTTCTTGTAAATCGTAATGTAGATGTCGGGCAAGAATACTTTGACGATGTTCATGCGAGACTCTGTCGCTCCTACGAGGAGAGCAACCAATCAAAGATTGGAACTGTCTTTAGGACTCACGACAGAAACCTAGAGGGTGGTCTCGCACCTAAGGAGCTTGCTATTGTGGTTGCCCCTCCTGGTGTAGGTAAGTCCCTTTATCTCGTTAACCAGGGTGCTCACGCTATCTACGAGGGTAAGAACGTCTTGTATGTCTCCTTGGAGATGAGCCAGGATAAGATTGCTGGACGATTCGACTCTGTACTCACTGAGATTCGCAACGCAGATTTGAAGAAGCCTCAAGCGCAGATCAAGCTCAAGGGCCGTCTACAGGAGGTTAAGGAGAAGACCAACGGCAGGCTAATTATTAAGGAGTTCCCTACGGGAGCCTCCAACGTGAACCAGCTTCGGTCTCTTTTGGTGCAGCTTAAGCTTCACAGAAGTTTCGTCCCTGACTTGATTATTGTGGATTACCTTGAACTTCTGAGACCAAACCGTATCATCGATTCTGAGTATCAGGCTCAACAGCGTATCGCTGAGGAGCTTCGAGGGCTCGGTGTCGAACAGAACTGCTTGGTTTGGACAGCCTCTCAGACAAATCGTCAGGCTCGAAGGGTGAACATTATTACTGATGCAGAGCTTGGAGACTCCTATGGTAAGATCAGACCTGCTGACTGGGTTATTTCGCTGAACCAGAATCAAGAGGAATACGACGAGGGTGCTATGCGAGTTTTCGTTATTAAGGCCAGAGACTCCAAGCAGCACTACTTAATTAACGTCGGCGTAGATTACTCAACGCTACAGATGAAGGAGCCATCCCATGAAGAACAACAAGCCGAGTGATTTCCCTTTTATTAAGGATAAGAAGCATGTCTACAATAAACTTATTGACAAGGAGATAGGTGAAGTAAATCTCGGGTGGGCTACCTTTACTTTCGAACTTCACTCTGATCTACAACAAGATGAGCAGAAGGTCGATGGCTGCTGTCTTTGGGACGAGCGTAAGATTAAATTAGAAATGTCTCTTGATGATATTGACGCAAGGGAGACTATAATCCATGAGATCTACCACTGTATGCTTGAAGGTGCTGGCCTCGATGAGAAAAACTTCGATCAGCAAAGGATGTTCTTGACGAACGAGCAACTTGTGGTATGCTTATCGAAGCAGACAATGACTCTGCATCATCTTAACCCCAAACTATTCGCAACGATCTATGCTTGATCCTAACAACATTACACTAGAGACCTACCAGAGCACCGTGGCTGATATTGGGCAGGTAGCCCGTGATCCTAACGAAGTTGCCAATCAACTTCGTGAAATTTCAGCACTGTATGGCTATTATTATGGGATCATGATTAAGGCCAAGAGACTCCTAGACAACTCCGAAGACGCCCTGGAGGGCTTCAAGGCTGCTTCTCGTAAGATGAAGCGTGAGGAGGGTGTGAAGCTTACCGCTGTTGCTGGTGAGGATTACGTCAACTCTTTGGGAGAAACTGAGAAACTTAACCAAGAAGTCCTTCGTCTCCGGTAGTGTTACGGGTATGCTAAAGGCATCTGTAGCACCCTTGATATGAAGAAAGATATGCTTGTCCAGCTTTCCGCTAACAGTCGGCAGGAATCCAAGCTTTACCAATAACTTGTTAGCACTCGATAGCAAACC